CACGACGCTCTTCCGATCTTATCGAACTTGCCGTTCCATAATAGCAATTGTTATTCCTGCGAATTTCATCGTAGTACACGTACATCAAAAACAGCTCGATCACAAGCTGCGATATCCTCAATAGGAACAGTCGCACTCAAAAATAAAGAAGGTGCGTACTCTTGATCGCCAATGCCCACATAGATTATACCCTGCGACGACTTTCGTATCATCGTTCTCTTTCCGATAATAATGCCGACTACAATTCCGAGAATCGCAGATACAACTACTGCTAGTGCTACAAATCCCATCTCCATTTTGATCTCCTTTCAAATTGTTTTTATAAAAGTCTCCACCGGGATTTTTTCACAATACAAAAATAGCATTTGTTCTTGTAACCCGAGTGCGGGACTTTAATCTAGATTAAAAAAGAAAAGGTAAAAGCCGATGTGGCCTCTACCTTTGCGAAGTAATAGAACTATCAAATACGTTCACTCTGAATCATATCAATGTATTCTTCATAAGACATTCTGATACCGTCTTGGGTGATAACGTAACCAGTATTCACCTTAACTTTATCTTCAGTCCGCATAATAATACCTCCATATAATAATTTAGTGCATAGATTTGTTCTATACTACTCTCATAAAATTGACTGTTTTTATCGCGACAACAAAAAAGAAGAGCCTTAAATAAGACTCCTCTTTGAGAGATACTTATGTATCCTGATTAGATCATGAATGCAATTACTGCTGCGAAGCACATTGCTCCACCAAGAATCAACATCATAACGTAATCTCCTTTCATTATTATTATCTTCTCATAATACTAAATGTTTTTCACGCGTTTCGTTTAGCTAATAGAAGATTGCGTTCTAGTTCATCTATTGTGCTAAGTAAATTTTGTGCTGTACGCTTTCCTTCAAATACGGCTTCTTCTAAACTAAATAAATCGAAATCCTCCGTATCAATACACATTTGGTCAGCATCGTCTACTAGCAAATTAACAAGACCTTTTACTAATCTAGCATTACTTCTCATAATCATTTTCATTTCTTGGTAAGTCATTTAGATTTCTCCTTAGTCTCTTTTTTTACTTAATAGCCAAAAAAACTTTCTATATCTGTCATAATACATATCTCTTCCACAAGGAATATTGTAACGCGTTTTAAGGTGTGTATATGCCATTCCTTCCGTAACAGCTTTTAATAAATATGGATATAGAAAATCGTCAGCTTCCTTAGCGACCTGCTCTATCAGTTTAATGCGCTCAGAATAAAACAATTTTTGCATAGCATACTTAGCTGTAATATCGGATGGTATATTATCGCTGGCTGGGACTCTATCTAATTGTGCCGCAAATATGATAGCATCGTTGCATTTTGCGTATTCTTTCTTCCATTCTTTGTACTGTAAACAGAAGTGCTTCAGTTCATAATAACGATGTTTATCGATATAGTATTTATTGTTTTCAGAAATTTCTGCGCGTATTACTGTTGCCATTTTTATTTCCTCCATAAATCGCTTTTTTAAGAAATTCCTCGGTCACCTTTCGAAGTTTTTCTCGGTCACACGTCTCAGGCAGCACAACATATATGGTTCCATTTCTATATTCGTATTTTTTCTTCATATTCACCTCTTTTAAACACCGGGGCAGGTGCCGATTACTATTTTAATATAATAACTATTATTGTCACCTGCGTGCGGGTTATCACGGAATTTTAAATCTAGATTAAATAATCGAATCATTTGCAATATCGGGTATTTTCTTGTAAAGTGGTCACAAAGGAGGAGGAAAATAACCAATGTATAAAGAGTATCCAAAGTTTTACAATTACGAAGTATTAGATTATGGACGGAAGTCTAGGACAGACGACCCATTATTATCGGTCGAGGAGGTATTAGATAAGCATGACAAAATAATAGAAGAATATGCAGAAAAATATTTAAGCGGTCCTATACCAGAAGAGAATAAATATAGAGAGGTTGGAAGCGCAGAGTCATTGGACAGTCGTCCTGAAATATTACGGCTTTTAAAAGCGATAGAAAGTCCAGCCATTAAAGCAGTAGCTGTTGTAGAGGTTCAGCGTCTAAGTCGTGGGGATCTCGAGGATGCTGGTAGACTTATAAGAATATTACGTTATACAAATACTTATGTAATCACACCTATGAAAATATACGATTTACGTGATGAATATGATAGAGACGCATTTGAGCGTGAATTAAAACGAGGCAATGAATATCTCGAATACTTTAAGAAGATACAAGCTCGTGGTAAATTAGCAAGTGTAAAGGAGGGTAATTATGTTGGATCGGTAGCTCCATATGGATTTGATCGTATCGAAAAGACAGATGGAAAGAAAACGTACTACACATTGATCGAACGAAAAGATCAAGCGGATGTGGTTAGAATGGTATTTAACTGGTACTGTAATGAAGATATTGGAGCAACTGCAATATGCAGACGTTTAGAATCACTTGGTATCAAAACTAAGACCGGTAATTCTAGATGGCGTTCGTATCAGATTTTTGCAATGCTTGAGAACGTACATTATATAGGATGTGTGCGATGGAATTGGCGTAAAACTATTAAGATCATCGAAGATCAAGAGATCAGAAAACTTCGCCCAAAAGCTAAAGTTGATGAATATCTAGTGTTCGAAGGTAAACATAATGGGATAATATCGGAAGAGTTGTTTTATAAAGCTCGAGAAATAAAAGGTAAACGACATCGAACTAAACAAGATCTAACTCTTAAAAACCCGTTCAGTGGAATCATGTACTGTAAATGCGGGGCAAAGATGGGATACAATACTTACAGACGTAAAGGTATTGAATATGCTCCGCCGAAACTAGTGTGTAACAATCAAGTACATTGCGGAACGGGGTCTGTCATATTTGACGAAATATACAGAGACGTGTGCTCTACTATTAAAGATTGTATAGAAGATTTTCAACTTCGTATCAAAAATAACCGGGATGACTCATTCAAACTTCACAAGGATCTGGTTGATCGCCTAGAGAAAAAATTAAAAGAGCTCGAAGATAAGGAGATTAAACAATGGGAGGATCAGTATAATCCCGAAGTGGCTATGCCGCAAGAGATATTCAAGAAGTTAAATCAAAAATTATTGACCGAGAAAGAAGAGGTTCAAAAAGCTTTAGCTAAAGCGAAAGGATCTATGCCAAAACGAGTCGACTATAGAGAAGAAATGTTAAAGTTTGAGGATGCTTTGGATGCTCTTGAAGATCCAGTCGTAGATGCTAAGAGTAAGAATCAGTTCCTTAAAGACATCATTGATAGAATAGAATACGAACGCGGTTCGACTGTTAGAATAACAAAAGCAAATTCTAAAGAATATGGGATTGATACATCTAAAGGTTTGAAATGGTATACTCCTCCTTACACAATAAAGATGAAGCTCAAGTATAAATAATTTAGGGGTCTTATAGACCCTCATTCATGAGGCACTACTTGATACCGAAAGCGTCATAACACCATTTTGACTGAGATAAAAAGAAAAGGGGCTGTATTCAGGCCCCTGTTTCTAAGGTATGTTTAAAGCGAAAAAGAAAAGCCCTTGGTAGGGCCTCATAAAACTACTATTCATTTAAAGCTTTAATCATTCTAACCTTATCATGTGAATACATGTCATCATCATTTGCAATATGAATTACTGCTCTGTAAAATGAACTAGCTTCATTACGTTTTAGCGCTGTAACCGCATCCGTTTTATCATGAGAATACATTTTGCTTCTCGTAATAGCCTCAACCGCATCATCATATCCGGTAATAAGACTACTAGATTTGCTTGTGTAATCTGTGTTTTTACGCATCACGTCCATAACCAAACCGTAAACTACCACATTACAGACAATTTTTGCAAAATCTTTGACAGGTTTCATGTTGATCTTCATGATCGTTCGCCTCCAATATTAGTTTTCCTTCCATAATAGGGAGTGTTTACAGCGCGAAAAAAGAATAGCGTGGGATTCGAACCCACGACGTCGAGGTTTCCCTCTTACTCTTCCATTAGAGCTAACCGTCTCAACTATTCCGAAGCTTGCTCCGATACTAAGTACGGGAGTAGTTCTTCCTTCCATAATAGGGAGTGTTTACAACGCGAAAAAAGAAGAGGCCCTGTCGTAGTGACGGAGCCTCTTTTAAATTAATCACATACCAAGAAGTTTCTTCCAGGTCTTATTGCGAGCAGTGATCTCGCCATCAGCGTAACATCCAGTATCTTTCTGGAAAGCTTTAACAGCAGCAGTAAACTTAGCACCCGCAATACCGTCGATAGTTCCGACAGCATAACCTAGCGCAGAAAGACGCTTCTGAACAGGTTTTACTAGTTTATGAGCTCTATTAACGCTAGCTGATAGTGTAATGGTTTTAGACAGTGTCTCAGGACCAGCAATACCATCAACCTTAGCGCCACAAATAGTCTGGACGTCCTTTACGAACTGAGTTAGAGTATAACTAGCATTTACAGGTTTAGCAGGAGCCACAACCTTCTTGTTTAGCTTCAGATATTCTGCTGCAGCTTCTGCATAGGCGATACCTAGTTTCTTAAGTTCGTTTTCATCATTCCAGTCCTGAATATCCTTCAAAGTATCGACGAAAGCGCTTTCGTTAAGAACAGCAGGCATATTCGTATGCTTCAGAACATAGAGACCGGGACGACATTTAACGCCGGGAGCGACACCATAAGGACGCAGATTCTGTCCAATAGCGGCTACATGATTAGCAAAGATCTTACCCAATTCAATACGATTCTCGCTATAAATCAAGGCCTCGTATCCATCGCCGCCGCCCGCATTGAAATGGTTAGACACAAACAGATCGGCACCCCAGTTGTTAGCGTCTTCAACAATAACACTGAGGGAATCAACAGAACCAGCATTCATTCTAGTCTCAACTTCATAGTTAGCCAGAATATACTCGTTCATATAGTTAGACACTTTGACGTTCAATTCGCGTTCGACTTCATGCCCGATAGCGCCAGGATCATTATTGGAGTGTCCAGGATTAATGTAAAGCTTCTTAGCCATCAGAAACCACATCCTTTTCTGTCTTCTTGTACTGGGCATTACTAATACCCAACATTACGCCGAGAAACGTGTCTACAGCAGTAATTGTACCTACGATTTGTTCACCGTAGGGAAGACCCCAGATACCGGCTAACGCAAAGTATAGAGTACCGGCAGCAGGTAGCAAGTACATCGCAATCCACTTAAGAATGTCATACAATTTATTAGTCATCTTCATTTTACATCCTCCTTTTCAGGCGATAATTTGCCATTTCTGAACTTCTGTATAAATTTTATCAATGAACGAATTGCCTTTAAGCGCTTTATATGCTTCATAAAGCATTACAAAATTTTCATATTCGTATTGGCGAATTGTTTTATCATCTTTATTTTTATAATAAATCTGAAGCATTTCGCTTCTTAATTGACACTTTTGTCCATTGATGATTTTAATAATTAAAACGATAACAGGTACAATAACGCCGATAAGTACACCAATTTCTCCAATTAAAGTGACCAAAGAGGTTAGATCCATTCGAGATCACCCCTCTCCATATATACAACATGGAATCCCATAACAAGTCCTCCTTTTAATACGGTAAATAGAAACCATTTATTTCGACCGTGTTTTGATTAGCACCAGCCCAACAACCCCAAATATATAGAACCTGCTGAGTCGTCCCGGTATATCCAGAAAAAGTACAGCTAGGATAATGCACCGGGGGATCTGAATAAGAAGCGGCTGCTAGAGATTGTTTAGGATCACTATTACTAGTACCAATAATAACTGATTTACAGCTGGCATTATTAAACATTCCTCTAGCTGTAATAGTATAGAATTTATATGCCGGGATCGTAATAGATCCGACCAATTCGGTAGCATTAGCAGCGGCTTGAGTGTGATACAATATCTGTCTTAGATTGGTGGGTGACATCTTTATCCAGTCGCCCCATCCAGAACTTGCATAGTAATATCGCTCAAACTTCTCAGGAATACGTTTGTCGCATTCTTCTATGTATTGTCTCACCTGACCATGACCACCGGCGCTGGAAACAATCATTGTAAACGATCCATCCGAAAGTGGACAGTTATCATAATTGTTACTAGCGATGTCAAAACCGGCATAGAAATTTGGGGTGAGAACGTCATTCATATTGGTATTCGGGGCCAGCTCTATGAACTTAAGACCGCCTCTTAACATCGTTAGAAAGTTAATATCCAGGACACCATCAAGTTCTGCAGGCTTACCGAACGCGATACCCGATACATTTTGTTTTACGTCAATCGCAAACTTAATACCAGATAGTGTTCGGAAGATACTACTTTCTCCATTTTGATCGGCAACCGTTATTTGTACAGTATAGGTAAGTTCATTATTTAACGAACCGCCTATGATTGTGTTAATAGAACCAGTTGATCCGCTACCAGATAGAGAATGCGTTGTGTTTTCTCCATCGGACGCCGTACATCTAACAACAATGCTGGTTACGTTGTGGTCACATGCCCAGTTGAACATTACTCGTGCATATGTACCTGAGTCAGTATTATTACCGTTCCCATCACAACGAGATACGTCTATGTTCGAAATACGCGGCTTTGTATATGACAACGCCCATACAGCATATAACGTAGTATTTACGTTATCAGTAAACAGTCCACCAGCATCATATTGTTTAGTGGAGGCTACGGACGATTTTGCCCATCCAATAAAAGTGTGATTAGGTCTAGTAGGTATTACGGAGGATAATGTTAATGTCACACCATGTGTCTTTAATTGGTTACCAGGAGCGCCAGATCCACCATTTGCATTGAATGTGATCGAATATGTTACGGCTTCCCATACAGCATATAACGTGAGGTTTTCATTTTTACCACAGCTACTACCGGCGGTGTAGTACCATGTACCAGCATCAGCATCAGCTTTGGTTAACGCCCAACCTTTGAATGTGTAACCAGTCCTGTAAGGAATCGTGGAGTGTATAGTAAGATTCTGACCATACCATTTTGTTTGACTAGACGGTGCGCCAGAACCACCGTTTGCATTATACGAGACCGTATAAGAAGCTAATTTAGGAACAGTGTAAGAAGTGTTTGCATACATTGTTCCGGATGGGATCATGTCGATTCCATTATATTTTGCATATACTCTATAAGTAACATCAGATGTTCCTCTATTATATGTATATGTTTTATTTATCAGCCTGGTCTGATTAGCGGTGTTCCAACCCTCACCGGTTGCTACAGTATGTGTAATGTCGATAGCACCAATGAGTGTTGTTGCTGACGATATACTAGTACCTACGTCATAATAGAAATTATTGTATCCATCGGCACAGCTGTATATTGTCCAGAACCAGACCTGAACATTTACTGTAGTTTGCGTGTTAGTGTTAGAGACACTGGTATAAATGCCGATTCGACCTTTTCTTCCCGAACTACTACCGTCAACTATACTACCCCATATGGTTCCATTAGGTGCAGCCATTAACTACCAGCTCCTTCCCAGACAAGTCCCATGTTACCGTTAGATCTCATTTTCCAAACAAATCCACCAAATCGCAGTTCATTGAGAACTTCAGCTTTTTCAATATACAATTTTTGGTTACTAATGTACGCGGGTACAGATGTTCCGTCAACAAACCGAAGTTCTGTATTAGTAAGATATACTTTGAAAGAGCTATCACCTTCGCCAAGTTCGAGACAAGGTTGACCGTCTAATGTTCCAGTCCGAACATATTCGGTACGTTCTTTAAGCGCTTCTGCAGTAGACTGCAAAACATCAATTTTACCGTTGGCATCAAGGACAATACCATTTATTTCTGCCAGTTCGCCCGCATTAATTGAAATATTATTTTCAATACCACTTATGTCAAAATAATAAAGACCGTTGGCGTCTTGCTTAACCAACGATCCTGCGGTTCCATTTCGCACCATCATTGAAATACTATCGGCGAGCTGCTGAATTTGTGACTTAGCATAAGTTAATTGTTCCGCTGCACCGTTGGCTGTTTGCTGTGCATTAGAAGCATTTTGTGCAACTTCATAGATTTCTTCTTCTACGTCTTCAGGAGCAGGAGTGTAATCCGTAGCAACATTACCAATTTCCAACTGCATTTGATATATATAGTATACGCCTATAGTATTGAAGACAATTTCGAGATTTTCACTATCCGCAACAAATGTGAAGGTGTGCCGAGTCCATTCAGTCTCTATTGATATGCTTTCTCCATTTACGCTCAAGACACTATTTTGTTCAGCCTTAGCCCAAAAACTAAGTGTGTACTTTGTGTCAATAGACATAACACCTGCGAAACAATATTTTTCACGAGCATCGGGTATTTCAAACTGTACGCATGTTTCTGTTAATCCATTAGGACTTGTTGTCTCAGAGGACACTATTGTACTCATTGCATCGCCTCCTCGATATTAAATTATTGTTTAAGTATCTCACTTTATGACTTATGCTGTACGCTTCCACATATACACAACCAGATAAGGTGGCATATTGTTATGGGCTTCGCCACCGCCCTGTGCTTTCGCTGTAATTGCCCCTTTATTGTTGTAAGGTCCATCTGCGGTTGCCGTTTCGGTAACTGCCTTAGAACGGTCGGTATACAGCAGTGGCGTATTGCCAACTCCGTGGTCGTGACTTGGCATTTCGTTTATAGTCAGCGTGTGAGTAGCTTCACCGCCTGTTGCTCCATTAGAATAGGTAGAACCTGCACCCAACAAGAAACGATCTTGTAACTGTTCCCATGTACCACCAAATAAGGTTGCAGGAGAAGTCGAATTGACAGACATATAGATTGACCCAACAGGATATGCAATAAGCGGATCAATGGTATAGGTATCATCAAGACCATGAAATTTAAGTGTTTTAATAGGTATTTCAGCCATCGTTCATTCCCTCCCCTTACCCTTTATAGTACTTAACTATCAAATATGCTGTGCAATTATTAAAGTCCCAGGTAGTCTCCACCGAAACGTGTCTTCCCGCAAAGTCACAGGATACACTTTGATTTGTGGCAAATGTAACAATCGGAATGCCATCCGCATTAAAAACAATTCCATCAACAAAAAAAATACTCCCATTTGCAACTACATTTTGGACAGTTTTTGAACTATTGTGTGGCATTTCTCCAAAAGAGGTCATCTTTGTATATACCACTAATTTATCCAGCCGTTCTGTTGTGCGGTATTCTTCGCCTAATGCCATTGGTGGATTAATCCATTCCCTTTCGTCACCAACCATGCGGTAGTAACAGCCTGCATACGTTGCATCCTCTATCGCGGGTGCTGCGCCAACCTGCTCAGCAGTTACACCATGAGGATTTTCTTTGTTATTAATATGACCGCCAACCACTAATTCATCTACATCCGCAACATATGGACGTAGAACAATGTTTCCATCTTTATTATCATCGGTGGCTACATAGGTAGAACCCTCCACTGAGAAATTCTCAACGAAGGCCCTGGTGGCTGGTTCGCTACCACTTTCGGGAAGGGGAAGACCAGTAATTCTATGATTATTCATATCAATATCACCGGACATTGTACCACCAGATATACTAACAGCATCCACGTCGCTTGCGGTCGGCATCCAGGTGCTAGGTCTTGCACCTACATCTGCTGCTGTGGGTTTATTATCAGGACTGTATGCTTTAGCTGCATCTTCTCTAGCTTTAGCGTCAACGATCTCGTACGCAACGCCATTAGCAGTCCAAGTTTTCATTTCGGGCATGTGTCACCCCTCCTTATGTTATTACAACATTACCGCTACCATCATCCGATACTATTGCCGATGTTCTAAAATTTACGTTACCATCACTTAGGATGGTGGCGCTTCCTCCACAAATCACTTCTACAGTACCGACACCGTCATATGTAATAATAATCGGACCTGAAAAATAGTAGTCAGTAAACATTAAAGTTTTACTATTTCGGATCAAGTTTCTAGCACCAATTTCGATTTTAGACACTTCGTCTGCAATAGCGTCTTCGATTGGTTTATTATTAGCGCCGAACATAATACTGCCTGCCGAAACTTCAAGCTTGTATTTACCGTCGTCGCCCTTATAGTATTTAATAAAATTAAACCCATCACCTATGGAAATCTGTCCATCCTTATCCATATAGATACCGTTAGTAGTATTGTCGACAGACTCTTTAGCTCCGGAAAATATAGATTCATCAGAAATGTGGAAACCGCCGATTGTAGCACCAAACGCCACCAAGTCCTCCACCACGACTTTTTCAGCAGTGACAGACTTAGCAGTTAAAATGCTTCCGTGAATACTGTCATCAGGAATGGCTTCGCCATCTACAAAGTTACCGGCATCGAAGTTTAATTTGTAAAACAAACCGTCAGAACCCTTAACCACCAGCTTTTCAGCTTTAAGTGTGTTGGCTTCAATAAGGTCACCTTTAATGGTAACACCGACTAACTCACCGGAAATGTGCTGATCATCTACAACCAAATCCTTGATAATACCAGAAGTAGTAAACAGTTTCTCAACCGCTGCCATTTCGATATTAGAGAAGTCAATATTGGCATATAGAATATTAGCGGTTTCGGCTGAGAGTTTATTAGTGTCAAGTTCTTGAATATTAGCTTTTATAGCCTCTAATACATCGGTAGAGACATAAGTAAAGTCGGCTGTATAACCACGCAATGTGGTTATGTCAGCGTTTATGGCTTCAAGATCTTCAGTAGATATATCTGTAAAATCGCCAAACTTAGCTCGCAATGATTCAATTTCAGCATTTATAGCAGTAACGTCAGTTGCGGTGACATAATCCAGATTAGCGAACTTAGCTTGTAAATTTTCAATGTCTGCATTAATTGTTTCTAAGGAACCGATTCTAGCAACGGTGGCTTTTAAATTTTCGATAACCGCATTAGCGGCTTCTAATTCTTCTGTTGTTACTCTATGAGCAATGATTATCTCGAATTCCGAGATCTGACTAGCAACATCTTTCACCGCATCGGTTCTAGCTGCTGGGGATGATATATTGCCAGTGACAGTAGCCGTGTGATTGTCAATTCTGACAGTTACACGTTCACCGTCTTCAACATCAGTAGTAGTGATCACCGGAGTCAGTAAATCAGAGCCATCGATTTTTACATAAGGCTTACCGTCATACACGATAGTGCCGTAAACAGTGGTCTCTGTTTTAGCTTTGGTCGTATCTTTTGTCGCTTTAACAAATTGAGATATTAAATCACTGGACAGACTCACAATATATCACCCCCATAATTTTGTAGTAAACACTGCCGTTTCAGTAACCGGACATCCAGGTTCACACTTAATAGATTGATTCGTAATTTTTGCTTTAATACCATTTATTCCGGCTTTTTTATAGTTCAATCGAACACAGTCTCCTATCCGAACAGGGCAGTAACCGTGAGAATAGCTGACTGTATACTCAAGAGATGACAAATCACGTAGTAATTGGTTTGCATACTCTTGTACCTGGGATTCTGTCGGATTACCGACTATCTCAGGATCAGTAAAACGCCGTTTAATAATCCTTCCTCGGCTAACCGTAGAAATAGGACTATTAGGGTCGTCATTAATGGCTGTAGCATAATAGCTATCAGAGCCATTTGAATAAATAACTTCTACGACATTAGGTACGTCATATAGGTCATGATTCACACTAACTTCAGGATATAGAATGGAACTATTATCATCGGTATAGGTCCATTTTGGCTGTAAAGAAGCGGTATCCTGTTTCGGTGCAAACAACACACGTCCCAGCTCATCTAACGATAAAGTATACTTTGCATTACCGATCAGATCGTTGATGAACGTTAGCCAGGTATCGTCGGCATTTGCAACAAAGTCATAGTGTAATGTAGTAGAATTATCGGTTCTAACTACGGGAGCTCTTGTATATTCTCGGCATAGCTGATAAGCAATGTTCATAATATTACTACCTTCAAGGACCGAATATCCCAAAGGAGGAGGATTCTCTTTTAGCTCTAGTAACGGCGTGTATGCGTCCATAGAAACGGCTCGCATCTTACCGTCGAAGCTAGTGGAGGGTGTTTGAACAAGGAATGTACCGAGAGGATACTTATCAGTAACTCCATTTTGAATCGCTACGAGGTACACTCGGATGTAACATTCGCCTACTGATTCAGTAATATCGAATGTGGCAGAGCCGAGTGTCTCAGTATCAGAGTCCCAGCTAATTGTGCATGATTTCACATTATCTAGCAGTCTAACATCCTTCCACGTACCAGGATCGACTATGTAGTATTCAAATGTTTGCTGCATAGATTCGGACCAATTGGTCATATCATACACCTCCTTCGACTCTATTAATATCTAATGTAACAGGGATCGTTACTTCATTGTGTGTCTGGCTGAAAGACACTGTTACGTTAGCCCAGTATCCACTTCCAGAGGGTTCACGAACATATACATCGCCCTGCCAATTAGCAAGTCGACGTAATGCATATAGAGTTTCCTCGTCATCCTTCTCAATAACGAGGTTCCAATTAGACGTTTGGCCTCTCTGAGTACCATAGTAACTGATCGGATGAGAGCGTCCAATATATTCAACAAGAGATACGTCGGGCTTAAAGCTATCAGACACATCGATGTTGTAAGGCAACTTTAACATAGAGCCGGACCAGGCAGGTTGCTCCATTGCACTTTCTTCTGTCACGTCAAAGTTACTCCAGTCTTCATCCCATTGGATAATTACAGCTTTACCATTCACAGGATAACCAGGAAGATCATAATAGCTAACCGCACCAGTAGTCTTTGAAGTAGCTACGATACGATATCGAGCATAATCCAAAGCCGGATGCGGATCAGTAATGGTCGTGCCCTTAGAGCCGTCCAATCCTGTGATAAGTTCTGTAAATCTGCCATCAAACTCTCGTCTATAAACTGATAAGAATACGTCTGTTAGGGGTGTTCTTTCTTCAACAACACAGTAATAAACTTCGTCGCCATCGGCAGTAACACCAGCATATACTTGTTCGCCTGTAAGTGTTTTAACACCACTAACTTGTTCACCCCATAAATAATCCAACTCGACATCAGATTTTACATATTCATCCGAAACGATATCAACTTTATGGTACACCAACCTACCAGCATCACAATAGGGTCTTATATGAGCAGACATGGTGTCTGTGTCAATACCTATTTCAGCATTTGGCGTGTAACTTTCGTCAGTCCATAATACATCGAACGTTAAAGTGGATTCCGTCGTAAGACCAGAGTCCATAGAGACTGTGCATCTAACCGTATATTCGATATTATTTTCCAAATCAATATTTCCGGCCGATAGTTCAACCAAAAGTGACTGATTGGTGTCAAAATATTTAGAATATACTTCAGCGTCTTTATTGACGACTTTAGGATTACCCACACTATCAACAGTCTCGTAAATTTCATTAGACGTGATAGACAGATGATATCCAATGGGAGCTTGCGTTTTGGGACCAGGAAGACCGTAAATATAGAACGGGAACGATCTAACAGTATCTAGTGTGTTACTGTTATTATCAGTCAGTTTAAGTTCCAGCGTAACAGGAGCGTAAATGTCAACTGTGCGCTGAGTAGACCAGTCACCATAAACTTTCGTGATGCCAGCAGTACGAACACGCCATTGGATTTGTGTACCTTCTAAATACAAGGAAGTGTCAATAGCGTAGCTATGGGTCTTGTCTTTCTCATCTTCATCATCTGTATTCTTAATAGTATGAGTCTCTGCTTGCCCGTCGATGATAAGTTCTAATTCGGCATATGTTTCACTAGAACCATCTTCAGCATTATGCACCCAATATAGATTCACAGGTTCTCCTGTAATAGCTGTAGTAGTGGAAGACCATGTCGTAGGAGCAGCAGGATCGCTACCAATAACAACCGAGCTGAGACCAGACCATGAAGAATTACCGCTACTATTAACAGCACGGATTCTGAAGAAATATTCCATGCCAGACTCAAGACCAGTTACTTCATATCTAGTAGTTTCAATATCATTTTTAGTACTAGTCTGGTCAGTGTAATCGAAGTAATCTTTTTTGGTTGCATACTCAATGTCATAGCTGGTTGCGGAATCTACCGCAGCCCATTCTAGTACAACAGACGTCTCAGAATTAGCCTTAATACTTGTAAAGCCGCTCGAAGCCGCTGGAATAGTGGATATATTACTAGAATAATCAGACCATTCACTGTAAGTGTTACTACTGCTACTGTAAGCACGACATCTTACTTTGTACTCTGCACCAGCATCAACGTTAAATGCATAAGATGCATGACTCGATATAATGTCAGCCTTCTTTTGTGCAAAATGATTAGAAGCATGATTTTTAACAACTTGGAACTCAATCTGAGTGGCGTTCTCAATATTGATATTGTCGAGTGTAGCGGTGAGTTTATACTTATCGATTTCTACAGTTGGACTACTCGGAGCATCAAGAGGTACACTAACTGTCCACGTTTTAACGTCAGACCACTGAGCGGTCCAATATACAGTTTCTGTATCATTTACCTTAGTAGTTTTTGAGATCGGTTTAACTTTGAACTGTACTCGCTTAGCATTACTAGGAATACTAAATGTACTCTGTCGAGACGATGCATAATGATCCTCATCTACAGAAACACTAGACGGACTACCAAACCAAACACCTTTGCCAGTATCATAAGTCCATAGTACTTTATAGTTGTCTGTCTGATTTTCTTTCGTCCAGGTCCAAGTTGCAAAAAGTGTATTTTCACCATCGCTTTGTAGACCGAACTGGTCGACAGTCGCTTTATTGATAGTTGGGGTTGAGGAGGCCCCTGTACCGGAGCCTTCCTCATTAGTTAAATAGACAATCTGTCCTATACAGATGAGGTTGGGGTTTTTAATGTTGTTTTTCGGGATAGAAGCTAGTTGTTTATACTTATTTCCATCACCAAGGAATTGCTCAGCGATTCGCCATAGATTATCCCCAGCTTCTACGGTTACATATTTACCATCACTAGATAGTTTGGCCATTAATTAAACCCTCCTCTCTCTAATTGCTGCACGAGTAATTACCTTCACTGCGTCGGCAATATTACTACCATCATCATAAGTGACACCGTTAATTGTGTAAGATGTATTACCGACATTACCAAGATCTCTACGAAGTCTATCGATAGCGGAAATTACGTCATCGTTAGCTCCATTTTGACTGCGATCAGCCATTGTAGAACTGATCGAGTTAACATTCGCCATTACGCCAACAGTTGCACCATTTCCAAACATGCTGTTAATGGAAGCAACTCCAGACTTAACATCGCTTAGGTCAAGAACTGGACGGATTGTAGGCTGGGAATCAATATCGGTGTCAACAAGACTTGCAATCTTGGATACCGCAGAGGAAATGGTTCCAGCTGCAGTTTGTCCTAGATCAGAGCCCGCGTTATAAACACCGCGAGCCATATTACCGATACCAATAATCAGACCTTCGCCAAGCCATTCACCAGCAAGAGTCGTGAGTTTAGACGGAGATTTAGATTGCTGTCCGTCTTTCTCACCTTGCACGGCCTTCTGACCTAAAGTATATCCAGCATCGTAGGCGTCTTCCCACTTTGCTTTAATACCTTTGACTAGACCAGAACCAAGATCCTTACCAGCAGACTTCATATCGTCTTTGTTCTTTTTAGCGCCAGAGACGGCCTTATTACTAAGTTTCTCAGCAGCGTCTTTTAGATCGGTTTTCGCAGATTTGCTAGTAAATGCTTCGATGAACTTCTTAACAGCATCTTCGCCGACCTTCTTCAGGTTCTTTGCGAATGTTGCTAGACAACCACTATTCGCATTGCTTATAGATTCAACTGCAGACAAAATAGCATTTAGATTACTAATAGCACTGTTGGTGCTGTCAGTACTAGGCATATTAGAGCAGAATTTAGAAATCTTTTTAGCGAAATTCGGTAGTTCATCACTGAAGTCTTCGAGATGCTTTACAGCACCCTTCAAATCAGCATTTGCCAAACTAGTCAGAGAATCTACTGCACGTATAGCTGTATCAATAATAATAACCTGAGCATCAGAGAAGCTACCTATATTATCAATGAATCCAGATAGTCCTGTGCCTAGTGCTGGGAAATTCTCTGCAAACTGTCCAAGAGTGTTATCACCAAAGATGCTAGAGAACCAGCCACCTTCTTTAGGAATAGTGTCGGCTACAGCAGCCAATTTGGAAACAGCATCTGCACCAGCAGCGATAGTTGCGTTAGCAGTCTCATCAATCGTACCAGCATTATCTAAGAATCCTCTTAGACCAGCACCAAGGTTCGGGAACTGATCTGCAAACGTACCTAGATCGTTATTACCAACGAAAGCTGCCACAAACCCACCGCTATTAGGAATCTTAGAAGAAGCCTCTGCGAGAGATTTAATAGCTTCTGCTGCACAGTTAACAGTAGCAACCTGCTCGTCGCTAAATGTTTTAACATTATCCAAGAATCCTCTTAGACCAGCACCAAGATTCGGGAACTGATCTGCAAACGGTCCAAGATCATTGTTACCGACAAACGCCGCAATGAAACCACCGCTATTAGGAATCTCAGAAGAAGCTTCCGCTATAGACTTAATAGCTTCTGCTGCGCAGTTAACGGTAGCAACCTGCTCGTCGGTGAACACACCAATGTGGTCTACGAATTGTCTTAGACCTAAGCCTAAATTCGGGAACTGATCAGCAAACGTTCCGAGATCGTTATTACCAACGATGGCGGCTATGAGACCACCACTATTAGGAATCTCAGAAGAAGCCTGCGCTAACTTTTTAACAGCACTAGCCGCACAGCTAACAGTAGCAACTTGCTCATCTGTGAATGCACCGAGACTAGAAGAGAATGCTGCTAAACCAGCACCGAGAATCGGCAGTTGTTCTGCAAATTTCTCAAGAGAGGAACCTCCTGTTAACCAGGAAGTAAGTCCTTCTAGTATATCGGCCGCGGTTATAAGCAAAATAGTCTCGGCCAATGCTTTGACACCGCTTACCGTTTCAGGACGCATAGTCGATGCAATTGCAATAAACGGCAAAGCGTTTATCATAAACTGGGATAGCTCTGTTCCGAGATCGGCTAGGGACGATCCGCCTTGAATGAACGAAGATATTCCAGAAATGAGATCTGCAGCCGTCATTGCGATAATAGCAGCGGACATAATTCCGGCACCAGTTAACACACTAGCATCTACCTTCTGCATACCTTCTATAAACGGAGTTGCATTTGTCATAAACTCAGACAAACTAGTTCCGATTTGCGGTAAGATAGACATAATTTCGCCTGCGAGGTTTGATATGAATGCGCCTATGATTGTTCCCAAACCACCAGCTAATTGTTCTAGAATCGGAAGACCTGTATCTAGGAATGTTTGTAGTTGAGGGAACTTATTTACTAGTGCGCCAATAGCAGTAGCAACTACGCCTAATGCAGTCATGAGACCGACTAGAGCACTTAGTGCAACCACTCCGACTACAGCTAGCGGAGCTACTAGAGAAATCTTAATCAAGAGATCACCAATAGTAGTCATCATATCAATCAGTGCATAAATATTATCCATACCGTTTTTAATTCCAGACATCAATGCAATTATGCCAATAAATGCCAAGAGAGGTACGGCCATTGCGGTAAGCACAAGAACTCCAGTCAAAGCTGCTGTTGCAAAGGCACCTACCAGAGATAACGGTAATAACATTAACGCCATTGCAGAAACTAGTAGTGTTAATGCTTGGGCGTTAACAATAGCGTTCTGTATGTTCTGCATAACTGCAAATACAAGAACAAACGCTAGAAGCGATAAACCTAGTACGGCAAGCACGCCGACACCCTTTAGAGCAGACGAAGCCTGTTTACCAATAGGAATCATTATTGCTAAGACTCCAGCCATGGCAAGCATGAGACCGCCTAGTGCAGCGGCAGAACCGAGCGTCGATTCTATAGGAAGTGTAGATAGCAAATATAGCAGGCCACCCATTATAGTGATAGTAGCTGCTAGGGAAATAATGACGCCCATACCGCTTTGTGCCTTACCCGCCAGTTTAACTAATAGAGCAAACATACCCATTAGTGCTGCCAAGGCTCCGGTCGCAAGTGCAAGTTTACCAGGTTTAATAAACGAGAGCACTGCTACAGCAGCAGCCATCAATCCTATAGCGACTGTCAACGCAATGATGTTGCCTATGACAAGCTTAGAATCCTTAGTAGCCTTAATCATTAAGGACATCATAACAGCAAGTACACTGACTGCAGCTACGCCTTTAATAAGATTACCAAGTTTCATCATTCCACAAACAACGGCTACAGCAGCTATGAGGGCTATAGCAAAGGAGAATGCAAGTATCGTTAGTGCGACTTTAGGTGCCTGAGATCCTTGCTTCATGATGCTCTTAACCATTAGAGTGATTACAGCGCCAAACAAGGCAACACCAACCAAACCCTTTATTAATTCACCGACTGTCAATTTACTCATGAGCTTAACCACAACAATCATGATCAGCAAAGCTACGGATATTGACAACAACATGCCGCCAAGTTTATCGACGTTTTTGGACGGAATGAGAGCTATGACATTAACCAGGGTCAAGAATACTAGAACACCGCCTAAGACTAGAGCGCCCTTTTTGAAGTCATTTTCGTCGAGTTTTCCAGCCTGTTTAGCTACAGTAACCATTAACAGCAACGCTACAGACATCTTAAGCATTAGAGTGCCGAACTTATCAATGTTTTTATGCGGTATCTTGGTAATCAACGTTACAAGCGCCATAAATGCTAGGAACATGGCGAGGACACCTGCTGCACGCAGGAAGTCGCCTCCATCAAGCTTACCGGCTCTCTTAGTCACCATGACGAGAAGTAATAGAGCTACCGACATTTTTAGCATCATAGCGCCAAACTTATCAACGTTCTGTGCGGCTTTACCCTTAACAAATAGACCGAAAGCTACAATGATTGCTGCCATCGCGACAATTATTCCGGCTAGACCCAAGAAACCTTGTTTGGCTTGCTCAGGATCTAAGTTACCCATTGCTTTAACCGCCAAAGCAATAAGTAATACAGCCGCGCCGATGCCGATTAAACCGGCCGACATACTCTTTAGACTTAAACCTTCTTTAAAATTGAAAGAGGTTAAGCCACTATTTAACTTATTCATAGCAAAGGCTAAGCCAACTAAAATCAGCGACAAAGCTGCTACAATACCAACGGCATTCCACAGTTTAGTAGTATCGAGTAACGTCAACACCGCTATAGCACCGACGAGTAATACTATAGACTTGATTAACGTTGCTACACCTTCCATTCTAATATTGAATGCGACCGATCTTTCGATCTGAGCGAAACCTTTAACCACTTTTTTAATAGGTCCGGTCATGCGGGTAATAAACACTGCTGTACTTGCAAGTATTTCACCTACACCAGCAAAAGGTGCCGCAAAGTCAGCCAATGCTCCAGCAGCAGTACCGGCAGCTTTAACAGTTCCTACGCCGACAATACCGGCAACAACGGAACCCAAGTCGATGGCGTTTAACCAATCCAACATAGGCTGGAATACATCCTTAACCGCACCCAAAGAATCAGGTATTCCGTTTCTAAGTCCGGCAATAAGACCAGCAATGATGAATCCACCTATAGCATAAAATACTTTAGAAGGAGAATGAATTCCCAGGAATTCTTTAACTTTCTCTATTAAACGCTTAGCTAGTTCAAGACCCGCTGAAAGAACCTTAGAAATACCTTCTTTTAGACCATTAACAAAACCCGCTATAGAATCAGCAGAGATTTCTTCTAATCCATGCTTACTTAAAACTTTGTTGAGTTTTTCAAGCAAAATTTTGCCAAGTTCAGCAAATACTTGACCAGCAAAGCTGAGCTTAGATCTAAGTGTTTTAATAAATTCACCGATCGAAGACTCGCCAAATCCGTTGAAAGTACTAGAGAACCCGGATTTAATATGGTTAAATATTGCAGATATGATTTTAGGAATGTTAGTAAATGCGTCAACAATTCCCTGCGCTATTTCTTCGGGGGTCATGGCACCGTTTCTCAAAGCAGAGAACCATTCTCTAGTAGCATCTATAACACCATAAAAATAATCGATGGCTTTCTGAACACCATCAGACGCTTTAAATGCCTCAAACCATTCGCCAACAGATTTAGCAGCATTTTTTATCCACGGAACTACTTTATCCAAAGCACCAGCAATGTCAAATACAGATTCGAACCAATCATGGAACTTAACAACGACGTCTGCAATAATTGCGGCTAGGTCAATTATGCCTATACCAAAATAGCCAAGCACCTTCGCCGTCAATTTTAGAGCTAATTTTAGAGGTCCGCCGATTACAGTTGTGACTATATCAACGATTGCAAATATGCCTTTAAATATTCTCTGGAATTTCAAACCGGTTTCGTTTAGTTCACCGGTTTCAGCGTCCGTAAATCTCAGAGATTTTGTGAATTCTTTTAAGGACGCAATTAGTCCATATAAACGAATTCCGGTTTCCTCCACACTAGGAGGGTTAAAAATATTTACCCAAGCTTCTTTTGCTGCTTTGCCAATACCGACGAATATATCACCAATATTCTTAAGCGACTCAATTAGCATGGATCGACCATCGGCTTTGGACATATCAGCGGCCAGCTGCTCGATAGAGATACCGAGTCGGTTAGCCTCTTTTTCCATCGCTCGATATAGTCTTATTTCTTCTTCTGTAAGACCTAGCTCCTCTAACCGTAAGTCGTTGAGCTGATCAATAGTTATAGCTTGATGTTTTGTTGGAACATTAGCCTCTTTCAAAGCAACGCCGTATTTCTTTTCGGCAGCTATAATATCTTCTAGTGTTAATTTATAACCATAGCCCAAGTTAACGAGACTCTGAACTACTCGCCAGTTATAACCTTCTTCAGTCAGAGTGTCAAATCGGTCAGGATTATCACCATGATTCTTATAATCGCCACGCCAAACTCTAGTAACAACATCCTGATAATATTCTAGACTATGCGTTAGTTTACCGACGCCTTTTGCTAAATCTCCAAATTTATTAAGACCTGTATTATCAAAAATACCTTTAAGTTTCTCAGCAATACTAGACCAAGGTTTGGAGAAATTAAGAGCGATTTCAAGAATACGGTTACGAGCATCGTCGATCGTCGCGATAAGATTAGAGAAGAAATTAGTTAGCGGAGTAAATAGGGCTTTGGCGCTTTCAAGATCGCCAACGATAATTTCCCAAGTCTTAGCCCAGCCGGACTGTGCAGTTTCCTGCAATATGTCCCACATCTGAGTAAGCTTAGTAACTTCTTGTGCTGCTGCAAACGCTTTCTTACCGATAGCAGTGTTTTCATCAGCATAATTACCGAGGGTCTTGATAAGAACGTCGGTTGTCATCCATTGATCCTGGAGAACGTCATTGAAGTTCTTAGTCGCACTGAACGAATTACCAGCTGAGGTTGTATACATATCGCCAGCTTTCGAAACAACACCAAGCTCAACCGCAGTATCGATAAGTTGCTGCTTAAATTCTACAGTAGCCATGTTAGCATTTTCGATTGATTTCCAGTCGATTAGCTTAACAAAGCCTGAAGATAGTGCCTGCGAGAAGTTATACATCGCACGAGATGCTTCTTCGGCACTTGCACCAGACACAGCCGCTTCGTTACTGATACCTTTAATAGCCAGAACAGCATCCTCTAGATTTACGCCAGCATTGGTAAATTTACCAATATTCTGTGTCATATCTTTGAACGAATATATGGTCTGGTCAGAGTACGCATTTAGTTCTTCTAGAAGTCTATTAACATCAGGTAGGTCTCTACCAGTAGAGTTCACGATGGTCTTGATAGAGTCCATTTTCATCTCATACTCGTTGAAGCCCGTTGTAATAGGCTGGATGGTTAATGCTTTAGCAATGTTAGTTGCAGAACTAATAATTTTATTTGCGACTTGCTCTTCGAACGTGCTGGATACCTTTAACCAAACGTCCCGTAAACTGAAACCTGCTTGTGTAGCAGTTATTTCTGTTTGTCTAGCAGCAGACTGTACATTTTCTAAGCCTTGGGAGGCACCGTCGAGTTTTAGACTGTGTTTAAATTTGTCAAGTGTAGACATGGTGTTTGATACATTTTGTTCAAAGTTACTGTTATCAAACCGCATCTCTACGATTCTTTGATCAACTGTGGAACTCATAGACTAGTAACCTCCCCCCATGCGTCATTTAAGATTTTGTCAAATACAGGCTGGATAGTTTCATTAATATAGTTCCGCCCTTGAACCCATCCACCGTTACCTGTTGCGTGACCATAATGCAATATGATTGCTATTGGTACACCATTTTGAATGTTTGAATTAAGATAACTGATTGAAGCAGAGCCATTGTCATACTTTATTTCGTATGTCCAAGAACTCGCCGTTAGTCCGGTGTCGACAGGTGTTGCAGATGCCAGGGCGACTACACCTTCTCGACCGTATTTATCGAGAACTTTTTTCAGGGCGAATCTTTTGTTTTTCTCTAAGAACTTACTGGTCTTAGTGAAATCGCCTTTGTGTCTGAAACGTATCATGTCGACCAATCACTATCCTCTCGTGTTAAATTGTTGCCTACGAGCAGCATTTAATTGTGCATAATGACTCGCTGTTTGTCTCTTACTCATCTTCTTTGGAGGTTCATTCTTTATGTTGCACACTCTGATAAGAGTAAGAAGACGATTCAAATGCCATTTCTGACATTCAAATGGAATATTTAATGCGATCATCCAATAATAGATAAGCTCCGAAGTAACAACTTCTCTACCACCTTTACCGGTTTTGTTTTCTTTAAAAGTGGTTGCTGTCATAGGGGCTCCTATATAGTCGTTGATCTGTTGAATGTTTTCCGGCGTCAGACCATAATACACTTTTGGATCAACATTGGATGTAATCGTCATACATTTAATGTAATCAAGGGTTTCTTCGTAAGTTTTATTATCTTTTGTTAAAAAAGGTTTATTCCACTTAGATTCCCATTTAGAAAGGGAGACGAGGGAATGCTCCAATTGCAACGTCTGCCCTTTCGTTTGAATAAACTCTTGTTCTTGTTCATTCCATTGTTCAATAGCAGGTATCGTTAGCTGGAGCATCCCTCATATACCCCCTATAAGTTTCGTTAAGTATTCTGCTCAGCCAGCTGCTTAGCCATATCAGCAGGTACAATACCATTCACAAACTTAGCAGCTGCATCGGAATCGGTTGCGAGCTTCATGAACATCTGAGAAAATGCCTCAGTCTGTACAAACTCTTCCACAACCTCGGGGTTCTTAATGAACCGCTTACCATCAGGGCTCTTGACACCGTAAGCCTTAACAATCAGTTCCTTGAAGATCTTGATGATAGCAGGCTGATCCTGGGCAGCAACGATACGCTGGATCATTTCAGCCAAACCGCCCTTAGTGCTCATTTCCAGTTCCATGATTTCAGCCTTAGTCAGGTTGAAGTAGAAGTCTTCCTTGCGCTCAACGCCGTTATAGTCAATGTAAGTAATAGTTTCTTTAATCATAAAAGTTCTCCTTTCAAGTAAAGCCTCATCGGCTGGTTAAAAATTAATAAATGAAAAGGGGTCGCCAGCCTAACTGAATACGACCCCAAAAACAACATCGCTAGACTAAATATTAGTCAGCAGCCATCATAGTGGCAATTTCGGTGGGCAGAGGCAGAGTGGGTTCCTCAGACTCAGAACCATACAACTTAGCTTCCAGAGCAGCCAACTTAGCAGGATCGACCTTGGTGGAGTCGATAGTGATAATGGAAGTGGGCTTAAAGCCTTCAACTTCTACAGGAGTAGTAGTGAACTCCCAAGAGAAAGTGATGGGCTCGGGGCTTTCGTTGATGGTAGCATAAGCTCTCTCGGAAACAGATGCCTTAGCACCATAAACCAAGTGCAGCTTGTAACCATGAGCATTCTCTTCTTCATCGTTACCCAAGACGGTACGATAGCAGAAGCCAAACGCCTTACGGGGCTGCTGACCCAGAACAACACCTACGGCCAGTTCAGCTTCGCCGTTGCATGCTGCGAATTCGGGCGGATACATGTAAGCCTCGATGGTGCCACCGAATTCCTCGTTGGACATCAGGTTCAGATACTTGGTATCGTCAGCATACAGAGGGGTTGCCTCAGCGCCGGAAGGAGACTCAGTAACAGCAGTCAGACCATTCCATGCTACACCAGTGGTATAAGCACCCTGGTCCATGACATACAGAACACCGTTCTTAACGCCAGTTTCATAGAGACGCTCACCAGATGCATCCCAAATAAGTTTAGACATATAGTTGTCCTCCTTTAATAATATATAGTGAATGGATAATGGTTTAGATTATCCGAAGTGTAGGGACGACCGAAACTACACATTTCGAAATGACTTATCATCATATCGGGAATTGTGGTATCAGGGTTCCTAGTAATTACAACACCATCGTATTGATTGGTTATTTTGTAAGCTCCGTTATTTGCACGCATAACGTTCTTACCACCCAATGCATAACGAATAGCGTCATATTGCATTTTTACTGACTCAGGGGTTTGGAAATAGACATTTCTTGAACCGAGAATCGTACATAATTCCTCATGCAAGTCTTCTCTTTTAGCCATATATTAACATCACCTCTTAATCAGCGTATTCAAAGCGACATTTTTTAGCTCGACCAGAAAGATGAAATGAAATTGCCGAATGTGTAACGCCTTCGGCATTAGCGCATTCTATAATACTTGAATAGCAAGCGCCTGTTTCACTATTTCTGACTGGACGTTTTCTCTTTTCAGCGGATCGAGAGAGAGAATATTCTATTTGACTACGAATTGGTTTTTGAAGACCCGTTCCATATGCATGTTTCATATTCTCGCTCTGTGTACACCACTCCAAATTTTCAGCCTTATTATTGGACTTGTTACCGTCGATATGATTTACATAGTCATAGCCTTTTGGGTTATCAACAAAAGCTTTAGCAACAAGTCGATGTACGGAATTCTTATGATGACCATTTTCGTCGCACAACGTTACGAACATATATCCGTTTGAAAATTTGGTGGGTTTTAGTTGTTTTTTAGTATCGTTGTTTAGAATATCACCTTGCTTATTAACCGAATACCCGGGATATTCCGACACAACTCGCCAATCAACCATTCCAGACGCCTCCTAAACTAATAATCAATCTAGGGGGCTGAGGGTCAACGTTAACAATCTTCCAACGTGTCCCCATAAATTCAATCCATTTCATGGAATAGAAATTATCGACGGCGAATGGATCGGCAACGATACTGATTTGACTACTTACAGTAAGATCGTCATTCGTACTATCGGAATTCCCAGCCCACCTAGTGGTATTGCGAATAACATCCCCATAATACTCGTGCACAGTATCATGGGGCATCCATACTCCTGGAGCAGTTTCTACTGTCTCAGAGTATCCTATTTTTCCGTACCATTTCGCCATCGAAATTCACTCCATTTTGAATTAGCAAGCGGTTATGTAAGCGCTTACATTATTAGCCAGCAGCGACGGCCTCTTCCAGCACGATAGCGGAGAAGGGATCGATCAGAGCGCCAGACAGACGAGTCTCCATCAGGAACTTGTACTGGTTGTAGTCGATGTCGAAGTCCTCGAAGCTAGTAACTTCGCCGCCCTTAGCGCAACCGAACTGATAGTTGTTCATGTTAACGAAGATGCCCAGCAGGTTGAACTTCTTGCCTTCAGCGTCTTCACGAGCTGCCATGCCGGAGAACTGCTCAACATCAAAGATGTTAGCAACGTTCAGAACCTTGCACAGGTCAGCCTTGGACTCATAGATACGACGACCGTTCATGTCACGAGCCAGCAGCATCTTATTCAACAGCTCGGGAGAGCAGTAGAAGTCAGCAGCGCCCTTGCCCTTGTAGTGAATACGACCGTTCATCAGAGCTGCGATAACAGCCTCAGTGTAGACGAACTCATCACCGAAGTTAGTAGCGGTACCAGTGCCCTGCAGCTTGGACTTCATAGCAGCAACGTCGACAACCTCATGAATAGCGTATACGTCTTCGTCAGACCAGATAGGACGAATGTTCTGATCAGAGATCTTGTCGGCTTCCTCGTTACGGAAGTCACCAACCAGAGCAGCCAGAGCAACAGTCTCTTCCAGAGTGTGCTTCATGATGTTACGCATGTAAGCGATACCGTCGAAGTCCATATCAACGACATCGTCACGATGCAGAGCATCCTTAACGTATACGGTCTGGGGATGGGTCTCACGCTTCAGCAGCTTTGCATCAGCCTGAGCCTTCTTCTGCTCGCCCTTGGTATGAGCCTTAGCAGTGATCTCAGCAGCACGAGCGTCGATCTGACGAGTACGAACACGGGGGATGGGAGACTTGTTAGCCTTGCTCATGACGTGAGCAACCCAGTCCATGTCGCGCTCCAGAACAGAAGGTGCGCCAACATTCTTAACGTCGCCAAACAGTACATCGATGGGTTCACCATCTTCAGCGCCGAAGCCATGCTCCAGGTGATCGTTACCCCACATCTCAATAGCCTTCTTCAGGCTACCTACAGACTTAGCATTGCTCAGGATTTCCATTTCGTCAGCGTGAGACAGCACATTGGTCTCCTGAACGGTCTCGTTTTCAAATACATTCTTATGCATAATTACATTACCTCCCTCAGAGTGTTTAACAGATTTGTTGTTTTCTTCTTCGTTTTCTTCTTCGTTTTCTTCGGACTCAGCATCGCTCTTCAATGCCTCACCGATGATTGCGTAAATGACGTTCTGTTCTTCTTTAGTAATCTTTTTCATGATACCATCGAAGACTTCTTGTACAGTCTTTTCCGCGGTTTCAGCCTTAGCTTCTTCTTTTACTTCAGCCTTAGCTTCTTCTTTTACTTCAGCCTTAGTCTCTTCCTTATGCTCGAGTACAGCCTCAGTATTAACTTCATTAGTTTCTACCACTGCTTCTTCATCCTCCTGTTCGTCTTCTGCATGCTGCAGAGGTTCTTCTTTTTCTTCATAGTAATGAAGCATAATGTTCTCATCGTAGTTCGCGATAAAGCCTTCTTCTGTGTCTTCACCATGTAACATGACAAAATCAATATATGCACCCGGATTAGCTCCGGCCATTACAAGACTTACTTCTCTAATCAATCCGTGAATGACGTCTTTTCCTGTCTGCTGCAACTTATTTGCATAAATAGAAAGGGACTTTACATCGCCATGTCGGACCGCTTCTTTTGCTGCTTTACCAGATTCGCTATTATTAAAGGTGCAATATGCATACACACCTTCATCGCGATTCTCGAGCAGTGCATGACCCAGAATATGATCAGGATCGGTATGGTCGTGGTTCCAGCACAAAGGCACGGTCTGTCCGTCGTTATCTTTGAACGCGTCCTTGCGGATGGTTCTGCCGTCGGCGCACAGAAGATCGTTTCTCGTGGCCCAACCACTAAAATGACACTTCTCCATTTTGAAGTTCCTCCTTACTATAATTTTAAATTATTGCTACGATTGGATTACGTATTTTCGTCAGCTTTATCCGCTTCGCTATTGTCTTGAATGACAGGTGGATTATTATCCTCGGGGTGGTTAAGGTTACTGTTACGTAGTTCATCAGCCTTAGGATCGTCAGACGGTCTGAGACCAAGAATCTGACGGAATTCATTACTAGTAACAATCTCATTACGTCCGAGACTATCCGCACTCTCCGCGACTTCGCTAACGGTCATGAGCTTGAACGGATCGTAGAAGAACTTAATAGTATGGCCCTGGGTTCTAGCAGTCTTACTTAAGAAGCTTCGCTTCATAGCATCAACAATAGCGGAGATAATCGGTTCGATAGTTCTGTTGTTATAATTCAACATCGACTTCTCATCTGCGGTGCCATCCAAAACAGAAGGTGTCATACCAATCTGGTAATATAGCTGATTCATCAGATATTCGATCTGCTTCATGAGATTATTCTCTACAGGTCTATTAAGCTGAGTAATCCGCTCAGTACCGTCGGTATATGCAATACCATACGGCCCCTTCAACTGTTCTTCAATGTCTTTACGTCTTCTCTCAGCTTGCTGCTGACGAGCTTCGCTCTTAATAACGTAAGGTAACTGAATAATCAGGTCTAACTTACCAGATCCACTTTGCTCATCTATAGCGTCCAGAATATTCAGTTTTTTTATGAGTCGCTGCATAGTAGAGTTGGGTTCGTTAATAACAGCGAACAGCGGGTTTTCCACAATAGCAACCGACTTCTTAGGTAATACTAGATCCTCTTTTACACCTTTTCTGTCATTGTATACTCGAACCTTGACGTGGTACGGATACCATTCTAGAATTTTACCGGTTCTCATAGTTAGAATATCGTAAGACGCAGTATTCATAGGATCGACGGTTGTGTCAACAGGAACAATAGCAACAACGCCTTCATCGAACATGGACATGACTACATCCTGAATAAATGCTCGACCGGTTTGATCAATATTACTCTCTACAGTTAGACATTCATTCAAACCAGACTTGATATCTTCTATATAACTACCATTCTTATCGACTCGACAATGTTTAATGGCAATAGCAGCAACATCCATGGCAATTCGATTGTATACCGAAGTTACAATAGACTTTTCATTGCCACGTGAAAAACGTGCACGATCTGGTCGATATACGTATCCGGCGCCGATATTCGGGTGTTGCATACCAGTAGGATCTCGATTATTGGTAAATGCGTTCCAGGCTTTTTTCAGCCTAGATGTAAGTGTTAACTCCATTTGAGTCATCCTCCTCTTAATAGAGTATTAGCTTGCTTAATCAACGTCGGCGTTAGTATATGGTACACCGTTAGATTTCATATACAGAAAATCCTGACCTTTAGTAACCAATTCTTGGTTAATGTCGCTCAGGCCCTTCTTATAGATTTCTTTCATACGTTCATTCTTTTCGATTTTCGCTTTAGTTTTAGCTGTAGATTCTTTTAGCTTATTAGCTTTATAATTTAGAGAAATACTCTTTTGTCTGTATTTCTCTGCTTTTTCAACAGATTTAGTCTTATAAGATTTTAAAAGTGCCTTCTCCGATTTACGTTCGAGTTTAGCGATTTTCGGGGCGTCTTTTGTTTCTTGTTCGTATCGTTTCTTTTCGAGTTTCACAGACTTTTTATCAAGAGCACCCAGCTTCTTATTGATCTTATCTCGATGGCCAGAGAGAACTGCTACAGCATGATTATGTCCGCCTTTACTTCCAGACTGATTAGCTTCACGAAGTTCGTTCAGACCTCTACGTATTCCCCACTTCATGCCGCGAACGCCATAGTGCTTCAACTCGTCATGGCTGTAGATCTGACCGTTAAAAATGTAATATTGAGACATGTTACACCTCTCTTACTCAAAAGCTTCTTTATTAAGTTTCCATGCCACGAAGGCATCAAGAAGAGCAGCCACAGGGTCGATCTTGGCCTCATAGCGTTTCTTCAATAATTTACGGTTACCATTAGTATCCTCAAGAGTAATACAGTTACCCATTGCATAAGACATAAGTTCCTCGTCGAACAGCAGCATTCTCTCTTCAGAAAGATTCTTCAATTCGCCAAGAGGAACAGATTCAGTCTTAGCGCCCTGAATAACTTTTACGATACCAAACGGTCCGTTTTCTCGTTCCCACCGCTCGACAAACTCACGAGCATTATAAGGGTCGAAACCAAAGCATCGAACATCATACTCACAATCGAGAATGTGCTTGTCCAAATCGTCATACACATCCATCATGTCGAGGATGGTGCCGTCTAAGACTACTAGACTACCTTCTTTCATGAATTCATCGTATTTAATTCGCATGGCAGAAGGTAATTTCATAAGAGTAGTAGAGGCAATGTAGTTTCGGGTCTTAATACCAAAGCATCCGTTTGAGAGTGGGAATAGGAATGTAAATGAACAGAAGTCGTTACCCTGGGAAAGGTCAGCGCCCAACGCGCAAGGCATTTTCCAAAAGTCTCTTCTTCTGTGCGGAATAGTTTCTTCATATGTAAAGTAGTATGTGTAACCCTCCATAGGGATACCAAAGCGTTTTGCCAATATATCGTTTCTTGCAGCAGGAGCTTTTTCAGCTCTATCTACATCCAATTGGTAAGTCTCATATGTAACAGTCTTGCCAATATTAGGATTGGCTTTGAGCCACATCTCGGGGTTCGAAACTTCATCAACAGAATCCAACTTGTACCACCAAATGGAAACATGCGGATTGGGATACTCACCCTTTAGGATGTCAGACAACTCCATTTTGATTGTGTCACCTGGTCCATTACGCACAGTACCCTCGGAACTTATAGCAACGATAAGATAGTCGTCGTTCTTGGAAGCGCCCTGCTCCAATGCACCAATGACATCTTCTCTTACGTCGCCGGATAACCATTCGTCCACTGTATTAATTCTGCTGTTCAAACCCTGAAGCTTATCGATGCTCATGGGTCGTATCTCAAGCAGAGATCCAGTCAAGAAGTTTTCGATACCTCTTTTTGTAGATGCCAGCTTCATCCGATTGGCTTTAGATCCGGTTGTGTTTTGTAAAGAGCCTTCTGTAAGGAACTTAAACAGAGGGCCTCTAGACCGTGTAATGGAGGTTTTAATAGGAGACAACACTTCCTCCGACTGTTTCATAGTCGGGGCTGTTGTCACCTGATGGGTGGTAGAGGTGTCTACATTAAGGAAGTAGCTCTGAATACAAGAGGCATACATAGATTTAGCAGCACCTCTGGCAACGATGAGGTACTGTTTATTAGTTAAACGCTTCTTAATACGTTTGTTGACGTAGTGTCCTCCGTGTCCATCTTCAGAAGGAACGTAGACACTTCTCTCAACAAAGTAATACCAGCCAAAAATTTGCTCTGCCCATAGTTTGAATGAGTCTAGCAAATAGAGATCTTCACCATCAGTAAGTGTTAGCTCATTCTCACAATATGCAATGAATCCGTCAACAGCTTCGTCATCGTAATAGACGCCTGGGTTTGCGATAAGATCGTCGATTCGATTCATCTCCATAGCAATCTCTTTGCAAACTGGGATTTCTCCTCGGATAACAGCATCTCTAAATTGTCCATAATACTTCGGAATAGCTTTATTCGATAATGCCATTAATCGTCATCATCTCCAAAGGTCATGATAGAAGAGCCGCTGCTGTCGAGGAGTTCATATACAGCGGATTTACCGCTGGAGATACTGGACTTAGATAGACTTGACACAGGAGCGTTATAGATAGCTAGAGCGTTAGAAGAGCTGGAACTAGAACCAGTCTCGGTTCTTTCACCAGCACCTTTGTTATTATAGGTAGCATCGTACTGTGCTTTAGATCTAGCCTCATTAGCCTTTCTAGCGTCTTCGTCGGCTTTGGCTTTGGCAGCAGCTTCTTCACGAGCTTTGGTTTCGTCGTCATACTCGCGTTTCTTCTGCATGTTAGACCAGTTAATTTCGTCGTCAGCTTTACCGCTAAGTCCCTTTTTAACTTTCTCAATCTCATTCTTAAGCTTGAGTTTATCTCTTACCGCCGTAAGCGCTTCCATACTATCAGGATCAACCTGGCCTTTGGTTATTCTCTCGACCATGCTACCCATCAGGTTCTCGATAGCACTTTTACCAGCATTCATTGCTGCAGGAACAACAGCTTCGTTAACAAACTTTTTCATAATTCCCTGCTTCTCAACAGTCTGCTCGGGATTTAGTTTGCGATACTCAGACTCCAGACGAGAACGATAAACTGCATTCTCCAGTTCTTTATCGCTCATCTCTTCGAGGGCCTTTTTCGCTTTCGCGTTAGACACATCAGTTTTACCCTTACCATTAGCCTTAGCTGCTTCCGGATCATCCAATGCTTTCTTACCCTCAGCAACCTTCTGCTTTCTGGCTTCAAGACGATTAAATCTATTTTGCACAGACTGACGATTCTTCAAAGTGGCTTCTTCCTGACGAACTTTAGCTTGTTCTTTAGCCAATTTTTTCTTACCAGCAGCGGTCAAAGAGCCGTCTTTATTCTGGTAACGCCGAATACCCCAGCGCTGTCCTTTGATACCCCAATGACAGAGTTCATTTTCGTCTTTATAGATTTCATACTCCATTTTGAGTTTTCCTCCTCTCTTTTATATGTAGTGAATAGATGCTAATTTCTTATGATCCCACTCGAAAAGCATGAATCTTCGATGGGTTCCCACAAAGTCTTCTTTATTAGACCAGTCATCCACTTTTCCTCCAGAACTAAGTCTTCTGACCATAACGCCATAGATGTCCGCTTCTGCTTCATGATGAAGATGTCCAGCATGAACTTCTCTTACATTTGCATTAGCGAATTCTTCAGCGAAAGAGATCGGGAAGATATGTGCTAGATTCTTAGCGGTCGCTTGCTTAGAATCTCCGTGGGTTATCATAATAGAATTCTTGCCATAAGTAACTACTTTGCGATGCTCAAGGGTGTCATCCACTACGGAAGGTCCGTATCTTTCGAGGAGGACTTGCATGAACATCCATGAGATGCTTTTATCGTGGTTACCGGCAGAGTAAATGACCTTAACATCATTTGCAGATTGAAGAGCTGTATCAATTAAGGCATACATGAACTGCTTACCTTCTTTAACAGCTTTAATCATATCGACTCTTTCTATAACGGTACCTTTAGTGGTCTGACCATTAATGATACTATCGTTATGAAAGAAGTCTTGACCAAACGGAATCACAATCTTATCCCATTTTCTGCTAGTGATAAGATCTAGGATTTCGTTCAACACCGGTTCATAGTAGTCCATGAAAGCTACGCCCCAGTGCATGTCGAATAGAGGAATTTCGAGCATTCGAGAAACTTGAGTATACTCGATAGACTTATACTCAAACTTTTCTACATTACTTTTTATAGCTTCGATAAATTCAATAGGGTTTATACCGCCAGACTTCTGTTTAACCCAAGCCTGGATTATTTCACCAGACTTGGATACTTGAACAGTAGCATCATGAGCAATAAAACCCTCATATGTACCACACTCAAGAGTAGTGGTATCTGGATAAGTCTTACGTCGCCAATTGCGAAGATTTCGGCAGAAGTAATCATAATTAGTAGGATTACTAACTTGACTAGTATAATACTCATAGATCTCTCTACATTTAATACCTTTTTCTCGCATTTGACAGCAAGTTTTCTTTACTTCTATAGGGATTATACTGCTCATTAGAGTCCTCCCTTTTTATGTAGTTAGGTCGATATCAGAATACGCCATTTCAACTGACTAGTTTACAGATTATTGCTTCTTAGAATTTTTTCGCCAACTGCACGGGAAACCATCTCTGTAGCAATGTTAGAAGAAGGAAGCATCATGATATAGAGCAGATCGTCATAGGTAACGGATTCGCCAAGAAGAATATCGCTTGCGTACCAGCGTGTAGTATCTGTAAGTGCGTCTATATCTTCTTGCATCAACGTGACTTTTTCGTGAAGATCTGTTACATAGTCCATCACAAGCATACTAGTCATAATTTTTGTAATCGATGCAGGCATAATTTCTTCTGTTGCAGCTTTAGCATACACAGGTGTAAGTGCAGTATTCTTAAGCGCGCGAGCGTTATGATATGGAACCTTGAAAACGCAAATATTGCTGGCAGACGGATTGATAGAAGTGCCAGTATCGGTAGACCCACTTTCATACATTTCAATTAACTTAGCGGTATATGCGTTATACATCTCAGTAAGTTTATCTACAGTCGGCGCAGTCTCAAAGATACTCATTTTAATTGCCACAGGGTTGTTAATGTAAGCAGTCAGATTTGCAGAAGAAGCAGAGCCAATATACAAACTTGCATCGTTTCTACCAGAGGTAACACGAGTATCGGTTACGATAGTTGAAAATACTTCATAACCGTCTGTCACAGCATTAGCACAAGCATCAAAATTACTACCAAAAATTACGCCAGCGTAGCCTTTTGTGTATGACGTAACATTTACGTTGGCGGCGAGGAAGTACTCCGTATCAATGGAAATTTTCTCAATAGTACATGCCTGCTGTGAAGTTGTTCCACTAACATAGGCTGAATACGGCGGGACATAATTGGTAGCAGCGTTTGCATCTGTTACGATACTCGTAGTTCCCGCGTTATCTTTATAACTTAGTCCGGTTTTACTTACCATTGAATTTTCGTTAATGTTAGGCGAGTCGTTGTTATTGATGAAAATGTCTCGGTAACTCAGATTCTCGTAAGCAATTTCATCCAATGCGTCCGGGATATGAGCGTCATCGAGTTCGCCGCTTTCAATCAAGTCCATGACCTCTTTAGTTGCTATAAAACGGTCGCCAGTACTACCATTTATAGTATTGGCACGCATAACAGCGATCGCATACAGATCCATAGGATTATCATTGCTCTGACAAACGCTCGCCAGATTGTAATATGGTCCGGTGCTAAGTGTGCCTGTTTTACCACCAACCACCATATATTCGTTAGTTAAACGATTACTGTAATCGCTATTAACCACACTAGAGATTGCATTCTGGATACGGATTGTTCCATCGGATTTGATGCATTTAATATCTCGTTCTGGGGTATTCCAAATGTCATACATTTTTTCGTAACCAGTAGCGTGAAGTAGACATCTCGCCATGTCATACGCTGTACTAGTGTTTGTTCTACCCGTTGGATCTAAAAATTCAGTATTTGTCATGCCGATTTCTACAGCTTTTTCATTCATCTTTTCGATAAATGCAGCACGACATTCAGCATCAGTATACGTAATACTAGGAGTAGTTTCACCGCCCTCAATGGTGATATCACCCTCACCAACCAGAGACTGACCATTAATGGTCTTGATAGGCTGATGCTCAGTCAGGTAGTCGCCCTTAGGCTGATACTTGCTATCCGCCTCGGTTTCGGTAAGATAACCAGTCAGATCAGCAGGAGTGCCAGGTTCGCCCTTCTCACCCTGAGGACCCTGAGGACCGGGAGTAAGCTGAATATTTTTAAGATTCTCTTCGTTCTGAACAATACCAGCTTCAATATTATTCAGCATCGCTGCGGTCAAAGTCTGACCGTCTTTAAAATTTTGTTTACTATACGCCATGTTCATCCTCCTGTGTAACCAAGCTTCATGGTACCCAGACTAGCAGAACCGAGTACAGCAACAAATGCATCGTACACCGGTGTGTCGTCTTCGGGTGTATTGTCTTCGGGTGTATTGTCTTCGGGTGTATTGTCTTCGGGTGTATTGTCTTCGGGTGCAGTGGTTTTCTTAGTTTCAGCCATCACGTTAAGACGCCACTCGAGTTCCTGAATAGTACGCTCGTAAGACGCCAGCGTGGAAGATCCAATAGAAGACGGATCAAAAACCAGTTTCACCTTTAAATACATATAAGTTTTGACAGCCTGAAATTCTGCCGGATTAGAAACATACTCGCTCCATTCAGTGGACTTGTCTACGATGTAGAATCCAGCAGCGGGACCGACACCGAGTTGATGCAGAGTCATGAACACAGAGTTAATGTGCATGATAATGTCGTCATCGAAGTGAGTATAGTTCTCAGCAATTCCAAGTAGTTTCTTGATCGATGTCAGTATACTTCCCATATTGGTACTCCTTTACAGTTTAGCGTTGATATAGTTCTGCATACAGAAACCTTCAACACCCGAAGTTGTGTAGATCTTAAACCAATCACTAGTAGATCTAGCAATATCGATTTCAACCTCAGATTCGTTATCAAGTACGCATACGATATCGGCATCGATAGCGGGTTTTACTCGAATGTTGAGTTTAGCGCAATTAGTTACTGTACCCTTAATGGTCTCCGGTAGAGTTACAGTTTCAACAGTTTCTTTCATCGTGGGTGTTACAGCAAATGTGTCGTTTGCAAGAGTAGTGCTTGCTTCACAAACGCAACTTGTGGCGTCGACATCATTATGCTCAACATTTTCATTCTCTTTGTTAAAATACTTAGTGTAGTTCGTGTGATTAGACATGGACGTTCCTCCTTCTATCCTCGTTTCCAAGGACATGTATCGTTTGGTGTTCGCTCAATGGGTGCTTTAATCAATAAGTCTTTATCTCCATAGTGAATAGCATTATGAGTGTTATGCACAGTGCAGATGAGAAATTCTGGATCATAAATCCAGTCACGATCTTCTAACAGATCATTAAGCGTAACCGGATTCATATGGTGCACTATAATTTTTCCATATATCTCTCGACCCTCGATACCTAAATCACAGCCATTATCTCTGATTATTACAGTGTCTCTGGCTTTCTTCCATCTATGGTCTCGCTGGTATACTTTCTGATTAAGATAACGGTCAAATCCGAATGTCTCTGAGCCAACTCGACCGTCAAGTTTCAAATAGTCAAACCGGGCTTCATATGTTGGTAATGTGATTAATTCAGAGTAAGTTCTAATAGTCATATTCATCATCATCGCCCTGCCCCTGATACTTACGCATCGCTTTAAGAGCATCTTCATAAAGTATCTTGATTTCTGCAGTGTCACCAATTGCTTTTGTTTTTGCCGCAGTTAATTCATTAGTAAGCCTAAGATTCTCCAACTCAAGCTTAGATTTTTGCGAAGCTGCTTTGAGAAAGTGCGTGGTTTCCTGAGACGAGGCTGTGCCATCTCGTAAACGTTGCTCGACCAGATCCATAGCCAGTGCAATCATCTGGTTCTCTCTAGCTTCGGGTGATAAAGCCGGTCTCAATTTCGGTACGGTACTAGAGTTTGCGGCTTTGATTCTCGCCATACTTACTGCCTCCTCTCATGTAGTAGATAGCGCTTAAAGGAACTTACAAGGTCTATTCATTTGAAAGGAGAGGAAAAAATGAACATGTGGAGGAGAAACCAGCAATTGGAGGGCTGTTTGACCTTGTAAGCTCTTGTAAGAGCTATCTCTATAAACCCAGTAGCAAATATAAATTGTTTTTTCAAAAATATCCCCCGGAGAATTTTCGAAG